GGCGAAAGGTCGCCAAGCAGTCGGGCGGGGATGACAGGAAGTGCAAGCTGGCGGCAAGCGGTGTAGCGTCGTTCGCCTGCCAGCAATTTGTAGGTTTGGCCAGCAGGGCCTGTCTCGGCCACTACAATGATAGGGACAAGCACGCCTCGAAGCGGAATGCTCGCCAACAGATCGTCAATAACAATTTCTTTGCGTTGGCGCGACGCACGGTCTATCCAGATGTCTGTTAGCGCGATGTCCATTTTGCAATCCTGCAGGTGATGGGAGGGGTTTTACCCCTCCCTTTTGGTGTTAAGGTTATTCGCCCTTTACGGACTTGATGTTGTTACGCAGCGGATCGTCCGGGCGCTCCGGGTTGAAACGCTGCGTGACATACGCGATAACGCTCTGCCCAACAGCCTCCGGGATCAACTCGTCAAAGGTCGAGCCGGAAGTCTTGAGGCCAAGGGACTCCAGAAAGTCCTTGAGGCGAAAGCGCGCGTCAGGCGTAAGGTAGAAGTCCGTAGACATCTTGCGAGTAGAAAGGTCGATCTCAGCAAGTTCCTTCGCATCAACGTCATCGCTGGCAGAATGAAATTTGAGAGCGAAGCGGACGTAAGGGGTTTTGTTTTTGTTGTTGTCTCCGTATTCGAAAGATGAGATGGTGCCGTGATAAGTGCCTTCGGGAAGAGCTGAGGGTGCTTTGACTTCATCAAGGTTTACGGAAAGAAGGTCTTTGAAGTTGACAGCCATTTTTTTCTCCTTAGTGATATGCCCAGTGACGGGCAGCATTGACGCCTTAGCGTCAATTCCTTACAGCCGCAAAATAATCGGCTAAACCTGTTTCGAGGGGGTAAGACTGCGCCACCTTGGACGGGGCGGTGTTTTTACACTCGATTGTGCCTTGGGAAGTGGTGAAGATCTGGCGTTTTAGGTTTTGGCCACGGCCAGAGGATTGGGCCAGCAGGACGGTGTTGAAATATCGCCCGACTTTGGGGGGCAAGGCTTTGCCCAAAGTGTTGGGGTAGTAGCGTTCTGGCCCGCTGTCGTCGCCCATCGGTTTGATGTGGCAATTTATAATCACGTTACACTTTACGCTCTCGTCGTACAACATGCGTAGCAAATTCTCGACGAGTGCTTGGGCAAGGCCCCAGTCTGCTTGGTGCGGGTGCTGCCCGAGGCGACCATTCATTGCCAAAATGTAGGAAAGGGCCGCATCGCTGAGCATCGTTAAAGAGTCAATGACGAGGACCGAGTTGCTGTCCCATGTGGTGATCGAGCCGAGGTTGGTGTCGCCGTCCTTCCAATCGCCTAACATGCCCGTTGTGCGCTGCCAGACGCTGGCCTTCGCGGGGATAAGTTTGCCGCCCTGATTTTTCATCGGCTCCGTGATTGTGACGTATTCCACGTTGTTTACAGCGTCTTTTTTGTAGCGGTCGGAGGTCAGGAGGTCGCGTAGAACGTCCACGCCGTTGTCGAGGTCGAGGATGCGGACTTTGTAACCAGCGGCTGCGAGGGATGCGAGCGCGCCCGTTTTGCCAGCACCGCTATCGCCCACAAACAGCAGCTTCGTAGTGCCGGAAGAATGGTGATCTTTGAGCGCGGGCATCACTTTGCCCCCGCAGAATTGAGCGACTCAACAAGTTTCTCTGCCGCAGCTTTTTTCTCGCATTCCGCGAAATACGTGTATAAGCCGGGGGCTTCGGCCTCGAGGATTATGAAGCGTTCTCCGTCGTCGTAGATGATGTATTTCATTTGAGGCTCCGTGTTGTGAGGGTGGCGATTTGATCTGCCAGAGAGCGTGACGGTGTGGATGCTATGACGATCCATTGCTGGTGGCACAATGTCAGGATTAAGAAGTCCCCGAGGGGCTCCTGTGCGATGATGACTTTCTGCATGTTAGATGTCGCCGCTTAGATGTCGCCGCGAACTTGCAGCGGGTCCCATATGCGCTTGGTGAAGTCTGCGCGAAGCCATTCGTGCCTGACAGACGGCGGTAGCCCACAGATCTTACGGAAAGGGCAGCCGCCATACATGCCGCATGATTTGTCGTTCATGGGCCAGTAGTTGTTTTCGGCGAAAAGTTCTGCCATCGCGATGTATTGGCCGAGGTCGTAATACCATTCTTCAAGGACAGGTTCGGTGCGAGGCACGACTCCACGCATAAAGCGTGTGAAAGTCTGCGCGATCTGCGCGCCATCCACGATGATACCTTCGATCTGTACGTTGTAGACGATCTTTCCGGCCAATGCGTAAAGCGTCATCTGGTTGTCGGGAGTGAACTTGTCGAAGAATGACTGGTTGATGGTGGATTTTGTGGTTTTGCGGTCGAGGACAAAGGCTTTGCCGTTGAGTGTGGCCAGACGGTCGAGGTGGCCGCACAGCAAAATGCTTTCGCCGTTGCGTGAGGCGTAGCCGCTGTCGAAGCGGAACGACAGTTCCACGGCGGGTTTGCCGTTTGCCAAACGCACCGTTTCGATGGGGTCGTCTTTGAATTGGTCGAGATACCAAACGACCGAGCGCAAAAGCGTGAGGCGGTTTTTGTTGGGGTCGTCAGAAAACCATGGCCGATTTTTCTTCTCGTCCCAGGTAATTGTCAACACTTTTTTCACTACTTCACGCATCGCCTGATCGTAATCCATTCCGCCGAAACGCAGATGATCGTAATATTCAAGCGCAGAATGAAAATGCAGACCGAAGATTAGATGCACCGAGATTTCGCGCGGTTGCCAACCTTCAAGGATGGAAAGCTGGTAGTAGCGCGGGCAGGTTTTGAGTGCGCCGATAGATGTTGAGTCCCATGCGAATTGGAAGCGAGGGGAGATAAGCGAGAGGGAATGGTTTGTGGGTTCTGACATGGGGCGTCCCTGTCTGTTAGGATTTGGAAGTGTCTGCACCGACTTGCACGAGGCGATAGCCGTTTAGCAGTTTGGCCTGGATCGCGTCGTGTGATTTACGCAAAAACATGGTGTGGGCGATAAGGCGCTCGATCTTTTCGGATGCTTCGTCGCCGAGCCATGTTGATGCCTGTTGGCGAATGTCCTGCACAAGTTGTTCGAGTTCGGGGTTGGTAAGCATGAGGGGCTCCGTCAGAAATCAAGTTCTATGTCTTTGAGGAGGTCGTCTACAGAAATTTTTGTCGGGAGTTCATGTTCCGTCAAACCACCTTCTGGGCCTTTCTTTCGTGGGATTTTTTTGGGTTTCGGTGTGGCCTCTTGCGTTGCGAACTTTTCCCGTTGCGCCCGGAGATACTCGATGATGCGGTCAGCTTCGGCGTCGGAAATGTTCGGGGCGCGGTTCATCAGTTCATCAAGCGAAGCGGGTGAGGCTTCTACCAGAAGGTCATCCTTGTTCGACAAGTTCGGCGATGGCGGGGTCGAAGGGGACTGGTTTTGCATTTGTCTTTCTCCGAGTGTGTTGCACGTATGAATGCACGATAAGACGAATTGCCTCTGACCGTCCTATGATCCGCAAGCCCTGCCGACAAAAATGTTCGTCGATAAATTCAAGGTCTTCAGTAAAAAGGTGTAGGTGGACTTTGGAAGTGTTTTTGGTTAGCCGCGCGGCCATTTTAGTCATCTCCGAGTAAATCGGCGAGGCTGAAAAGCGGCCCGTCGCCTGTTGGATTTTGTTTTAGGCTTTCGCCTTGTGGTTGAGGTTTGTCGGTTTTTACGATCCAGATGTGGGTAGGAGATGTTGGGGAGCGGGAAATTTGAAGGATGTCGAGGTCAGGGTCTTTGCGTTTTGCGGTGTAGAGGCGCTGTAGGGAAACCTGGAAGTTGCCGAGGATTTCGACTTCGATACCGTATTCGGAATGAAAGGCTTCGTAGAGCAGTTCAGCTTCTTTCATGTTTTGTTCGCTCTAAGAAAGTATCGGGGGGTATGACCCCCCGATTGCCAGAAGTTTCGAAAGTCCATCCCTGGCTAACGGACGCGGGAGAAGGGAGGAAACTCCCGCGATCTACAAAGCAACGCCGAAGCGCTGCCGATTAGTGTTAGGCTGCTTCGTCGAGAAGATCGTCAAGCAGTTCACCCGCAAGCTGCCGGGAAGAATTGACGCGGCGCGCAGCCTCTTCCATGATCTCCGGCTTATGCGAGATAACCTTGGCGACGTATTCCGCGATCTGCTCGGCAGAATAGTCCGAGGGGGTTCCGCCCTTCTTTCGGATCGCTGCGAAAACCTGCTCCTTCGCAATCTTGTTCGCCTCCTTGGCGACCGGATCGGCAGATGCCTTCGGGGTGCGGACGGAGAAGGAATAGGCGTCGGCGTAATGCTGGAACTCGTCTGAAAGGCCCGCAGCGTCGGCATCGCTGACGTTCTTGAGTTTCGCCAGGATGGCGGAGCGAACGCTGTCGGCGAGAACGCGGTTGAGCTTGTCGGCCTCAACCGCAGAAAGGACGTGCCCTTCGGTGTAAGGCTGCGAGACGTTTACCGTGATACCGTGCGGGAGTTTAAGGGCACGAGTTGTCATTTAGTTGGTCCTTATGTTTACGCTAGTGCGTTTGGGATTGTTTGACGTGATAATTTGGCATAAAGTTTGGCCCATTGCAACCAAAAAAGGTGCTACTGGCCAAAAAAGTTAAGACCATACCATACACAAGAAGCCATGGCCCTAACCCCATCCACGCCACCCGCTCAACGCCAGAATTCGTCCGGGCTTTTTCACGAACCTGTCAGCAGCCGGGCTCTTCTTTGTGGTACGCTCCAGATCCTTGTCACACTTGCTTTCCTTTGCAAGTTGCGCGGCTGTTTGCTGCGCGGCGCGGCGTTGCTGGTTGTAGATGCGCCTCGCCTTGGCAAGTGCCTCTTGCTTTCTTCGGAGGCGTTCAGCCTTTTCTTCATCTGATATTTTAGGTTTTGTCGCCCAGTAGTATTCACGGCGGATCGCGTTGCGTTTGGCTTTGAACTCGGGGTCATTTGCATATCGCTCCCTGTAGCGGCGGGCTTTTTCTTCACGGTGGGCGGCGTCATAGGCGCGTTTGGCTGCCAACAGGCGCTCGCGTGACTCAAGACGTTTTGCGGCTTTCTCTTCGGGCGATAGGGTTGGCAGGGGCAAGGCGTCGGGGTCGATGCCTTTACGCTTCAGTCGGTAGCGCGCGGCATACAGTTTCACTTTTTCCTTGTTCGCCTTTTCCCAGGCTTTTTTGTCGAAGGTCATTCGAAAACTTTCCACTTGTCAGAAGCAGGTTGTAGGTTTTCGGGCCATTCAGCTTTGCCAAATGATGCGTCTTTGAAAAGCACCATGTTGGTGGGGAGGATTGTGAGGCGATAATTGAAAAGTTGGCAGAAGACGAACTCTTTGGCTTGGGCAGGTTCTTCGGTGTAGCCGTCGTTGAGGGGGACAGCGGTGAACAAGTACTGACCGAGTTCTTCTTTTTCATTTCGGATTTGGCGGGTGCGAAGATTAAGGCCCTGGAGGAAGGTGTATTCGATGGTGGAGAATTGTGTGCCGTAACAGTTCCAGCGTTGGGCGTCGTCAAGAAGCCACGGATCAGCGGGTTGCTGTCTAAAGGCAAGTGCATGGGGCGGAACGTCGCGGTAGATTGCGCCGCACTCCAGCATGATGTGGCAACCCCATGCACGCCCTGGCCAGCTTCGTATCGCAAACCAGACACAAGGCTCGAAGCCTTTTCCTTTCGTGCGGATGAATGAGGAGTCCACAAAGCAATAGATGTGTTTTGGGAGATCGCCTGAACCACTATACATCTTTCTCTCCATTCAGAGCGACGCGGGCATTGCGCAAATGCACTATATCAATGTCCGTTGACGTGGCGTATTTCGCTGCGTTTGGAACTGTCTCCAGCACTTTAAGTCGTTCATCGAACGGTTTCAGCGCCGCCTCCAGTTCCGCGATGCGGGCGCGCAAACTTTCAATCTCATGGCGAGCCCACCACTCCATCGAAGTTTTTGGAAACGTGCTGTCCATAATTCGTCGCTCAATCTCTTCCGCCGACACTGCATCTTGGTAGGGGCCGTCATTTTCAAACTGGTCACTCATCTCTTCTCTCCATTCAGCGCGGCGCGGCTGCGTTCGATACAGTTTTTGTAATCAACAATCATCTGATCAAACATTTTATTACTCGGCGCAGCTTTCTTACCCCCTCTTTCAAGAAGCGATACGGCTGCGACAAGGCGGGCGGTAACATCTACCAGCGCCGTTTCCAGTTCCGCGATGCGGTCGTGGGCTTCCTGTAGACGGTTATAGACGCCGTCTAACTCCATTTTTTTAACGGTGATTTTGTCAAACTCCGCAGGGTCGTATTGAATATATTTCACGACTTCTCTCCCTTCAGCGCGGCGCGAGCTTGCTCCTGCCTACATAGACGATCGCGCGCTTTAACTGGCAGGCAGTTATAGATATACGCCGCCACACTGAGAGAAACGCGGCGAGAATGAGCAATTCTTCGAATTACAGCGCGCCGAATAGAGCCTCTCATCCCTTATCTCCATTCAGCACGGCGTCAGCTATTTCCCTGCGGACAATCCCTAGTATCTCTGACGCTTCTGCCGCGCGGACACGCCGCTTTTTACCCGACTGAATACTGCCGGCCCCATCAGCGATTGCGATATGGCCGCGGATACGCGCTTCAATATGGTTCTCAATGTAATTTAGACGCGCCTCCAGTTCCGCGATGCGGGCTTTAAGTTTGGCCTGCATTTCGGAGTATTCTCTCTGCATATCAGCAACGCGGGTAACGTAAGTCAACTCTGTTTGCGGATATATTTTTATTCCCTTCGCCTGCGCTTCGATCACGTCGTCGCGTTCCTTTAAGACGCCACGATAGGTTTCCATCAAAATGGTCGTTTGCTCGCGTAGCTGTTTCATCAGTTCTGTGATGTCAATCATCTTCGTCCTCCCAATGCTTGTATCTTCCGCTATTACCCGACCTGTCGCCCGTTAGCGCCAGCACGATACGCACGACGCACATGCCGAGCGTGTAGACGCCGACAAACATGAGAATGTTCTTAATCATCCGGCCTCTCCTCTCGGGGTAATTAGCACAGCCGCCCACATGAGCGCCGTCAGGATGGCGATGATTATGTAAAGCCACTTGAGCATCATTCGCCTCCGAATGTGGCGTAGCCCTGAGATGCGCCTTGGGAGTCGTAGAATTCTGCGCCGTAGGGGGATGTGGTGGCGTAGCCTTGGAAGGTGCCGGTAGATGAATAGAACTGGGTTTGGCCGGGGGTGGATGTAGCGTAGCCTTCAAACTGGCCTTGTGGTCCGTAGAATGTGGCGTCGCAGTTGAGGCCGCCAAAGGCACAAAGGGCGGCGCAGATGTGCGTTAGGTTATTCGTCATTGGTGATCTCCGGGCGTTCGAGCCATAGGACGCGAGGCATTGAGAGAGGGATCATGCGGCGGTTTGTGTCGCGCTCGTTGAGGCGATAGTTTTCGTTTGCGTTTACGATGCGGGTGACGACGGGGATGCCAGCGATGGTTGCTAGATGCTGTGGCCTTTCGGCTGGAAGAAGGTAGCGGTTTGTTCTCATAGAAGGTCCTCCAGAAGGTCGTCGGCGGTGAGGAGTGGGGCTTTGCGTTCGGGGGCGGCTGGTTGTGTGGAGGGGCTCCATTTGAACTCGCGTTCGGCTACGCCTTCGGGATCGGCAAGCCACCGTTGCCAGAAAGCCGCAAAGTCGGTTGCGGGGATTGTGATTTCCCGGCGCGACGATGCGTTCCGGCCCGTCGAGAAGAACCCCGATATTTCGATCAGGTTCGAGTCAGGCGTGCCACGGGGCGCGATATGAAGGCCGGGAATGATCGACATTCCGAGTCGGGAGTCACCCGGCGCGAACGCCGGGAGTCCTGAAATGCGGGGGCGTGACTGGTCGAGGTAATGGGTGGGCATTACACGAACTCCTTCATGTTGGCCAGGATCAGAGTGTGCTTTGTCCTAGTCTCCAGCACATAGCGTAGGTTGTTTTCCTGGGTTATTTCGTCTTCTTTTTTGGCCCATTTGGATGGGATGCGCCACGGGTCGAGATGCAGCACGGTGTCCCATTCGAGCCCCTTGGCTTTATGGCCGGTGGCCAACGTCACAAGGCCGTTCTCCTGTGCGAAAAGGGCTTCGAGGTTGGTCACGAGATCGCGGACGGTTGATGGCTGCTTGTTCTCGATGACTGCACGAAGGCATTCGTATTTGTCCGTCACGGCGTCCATTTTGGAGCCGTCCTCGTTCACTTCGGCTTTAGAATATTCCCGCTCAAACCATGCCGAGAGGAGGCCCGAAAAGTCTGCGATTGGAAGCACTTTGTCGGGCGAAAGTTTGTGGCAGAGCGCCGAAAGGCCCTTGCCGATTTCACGGCCCAGCATGTTCACGCCGACATGCTGCCGC